AATACCGGAGAAATCCGTGATGACAAGAAGTTTATGTCTATGATGGAAGACTTCTGGCTTCCTCGTAGAGAAGGTGGTAGAGGGACAGAAATTACTACACTTCCTGGTGGCCAGAACCTTGGTGAGATTACTGATATCAACTACTTCCAGAAGAAACTCTACAGATCATTGAATGTTCCAGAAACTAGAATCATGGGTGAAGGTGGATTTTCACTTGGCCGTTCTTCTGAAATCTTGAGAGATGAAATCAAGTTCTCCAAGTTTGTTGGAAGAATGAGAAAGAGATTCTCAGCAATGTTCAATGACATGTTGAAGACTCAACTTCTCCTTAAGAATGTTGTAACTCCCGAAGATTGGGAATATATGGCAGATCATATTCAATATGATTTTGTATATGATAATCATTTTGCTGAACTGAAGAATGCTGAACTGACTACTGAAAGACTCAATCTTGCTCAACTTGCAGAACCATACGTTGGAAAATACTACTCACAAGATTATGTGAGACGTAAGATTCTTCGTCAAACTGATGAGGAAATTGTTGAACAGGATATGTTGATTGAAAAGGAGATTGAGAATGGTATAATTCCTGATCCCAATGCACCTATCGATCCAGAAACTGGAATGGCTCTTGATACAGCAACTTCTGGTTCACCGTCAAATGCAATCCAATCTCCAGAATCACCTAAAGACCCAGAACCCACAGAAACTCCTGCTGGTGGGGAAATCTAAATACACCAGAGTTATATTTTTTTAATATCAATGGAAGAGTTAATGGACCTACTTGTGAAAGATGAATCTCCTTCACAAATCAGTGACAAAGTTAAAGATATTCTTTATTCAAAGTCAGCTGAAAAAATTGAAACTATTAGACCTCAGGTCGCAACTTCACTTTTTGACGAACCTGAAGTTAGTGATGGATCGGAAGAAACTTTCGACAATGAATCAACGTTGGATGGTGAAGAAGAGTAAGAAACCTCAATAATAATAAATAAATATTATAAGACTATTGTAATTCAAAATAATGAGCGCACTAAAACCAGTTGGTTCTAATCAAGTAATATCATCTAGTGGTACTTCTGCACAATCTTCTGCAATATCTCAACAATCTGATTCACTTAGGATTGTGTCGGAAGGTGTTGGAGTTCATGTAGCAATTGGCACAAATCCAACTGCAGTTGCAACTGACTTCTATGTTTCTAGTAACTTAGCTTCAGTAATTAGGATGGGTCAAGTCTCTTCACAGAGAGTTGTTGGAGTTACTACTGGTACTACTACAACTATTGACTTCCCAGAAGGAACTGGTTGTCCATTTGGTATTGGTGATGCAGTTACTTTGGTAGTAGATGGTCAAGATTATTATGATTTTAGTCATAAAATTCTTTCAGATATTAATACTACTTCAGGTGTTGGTGGATATTACAATACGAGAGTGACAATTGATCATGATTCCAGTGGTATTGCAACTGCATTCAATGCTCCTTATGGGGAGTTGAGAAAGTCATTTAAGGTGGCAGTTAAAACAAATTCTGGAACTGGCACAGTATTCATCCAACAAGTTCAAGATCACTGAGAAAAACCATGCAACTTATCAGAGAAGAAATCGAAACAGTTGATTTTATCGTTGAAGAAAAGAACGGTAAAAAAAGTATGTACATTGAAGGTATCTTTCTTCAAGGAGACATCTGCAATCGTAATGGAAGAATGTATCAGATGGAGGGCTTGAGAAAAGAAGTCCAGAGATACACGGAAAACCATATCAATGCTGGAAGAGCTCTTGGTGAACTTGGACACCCTGATGGTCCAACAGTTAACTTAGATCGTGTCAGCCATAAAATTGTTTCCCTTAAAGAAAACGGAACAAATTTTATTGGTAAAGCAAAAATCCTTTCAACTCCAATGGGTCAGATTGCACAATCTCTTATTGGTGAAGGTGTGAAATTGGGTGTTTCATCTAGAGGTATCGGATCATTAACCAAAACCAGAGATGGTGTTAATGTTGTTGGTTCTGACTTTATGTTAGCCACTGCTGCTGACATTGTTGCTGACCCTTCTGCACCTGATGCTTTCGTTGAAGGTATTATGGAAGGTAAAGAATGGATCTGGGATGGTGGAATTCTCAGAGAACAACAAGCATCTAAAACTTACAAGCATATTAATACACTTGTAACCACCAAACAACTTGATGAGCAAAAGCTCAACCTTTTCAACAACTTTTTAAATAATCTTTAAAAGGTATTGAAATAAACAAATTATAAATAAATATAGATTATAACAAGGTCAATCGGAGAAAGTTCAAATGTCTCGTGGAGATTTACAAGAAATGGAGCAATCTAAAACTGCTGTGAACGCGAACGCCAAACCTGCTGAGGGTATGGGTAAGCTTTCAAGTCCAGGCGAAGGTCAGTCAGCTTCTTATGAAGATTTAGGCGGTCCTACCCCTGAAAACTACAAGCCAGATGATGATTCAGCCAAACTTAAAGAGCCCAAAATCAAAACCGTCAAGGATGTAGTCAACAGTGGTGCTAAATCTGCCGATCCTATGAAAGGAATGGCTAAAGAAGAGGCCGAGGTAGAAACTGAAGATCAAGAAGTGGTAGCCGAAGCCCAAGACGAGACACTGGAAGACAGTGTTGACATCGAAGAAGATGTTAACGCACTTCTCGGTGGTGAAGAACTCTCCGAAGAGTTTAGAGAAAAGGCTAGAGTTATTTTCGAAGCCGCTCTGAATTCAAAAATTAAAGAAGTTCAGGAAACCCTGGACCTCCAGTATGAAACAAAACTGGAAGAAGCTCGTGAGGAACTTAAAGGTACCCTCACCGAGCGTGTCGATTCTTATCTTGAGTATATCTGCCAAGAGTGGATGTCCGAGAATGAATTGGCAATCGAACATGGTCTCAAAACCGAAATGACAGAATCCTTCCTCACTGGTATGAAGGGTCTCTTTGAAGAACATTATGTAACTATCCCTGAAGAAAAATACGATGTAGTTGAGAGCATGGTAGAAAAACTAGATGATATGGAGACAAAACTCAACGAGCAGATTGAGAAGAATATTGGACTAAACAGGAGACTCGCTGAGTCTGTTGCCGATAATGTTCTGGATCAAATTTCTGAAGGTCTCGCGACTACTCAGAAAGAAAAACTCGCTTCACTTGCTGAAAGTGTTGAGTTTGAAAGTGAAGAAGAATATCGTGAAAAGCTTGAGACTCTGAAGGAATCATATTTCTCCAGAACTCCTGCCACCAAGTCCGAATCACCCCAAACACTCTCAGAGGGTGTAGATTCTACCCCAGCACCTGTTACTAACAGTATGGATGCGTATCTGAGAACTTTAGGTGCATTCAAAAAGTGAATTTAATATTAATTCAAACAATCACTAAAACAAATTAAGGTAAAGCAAATGTTTCAATCCGAACATCTGCAGGAAAAGTGGAGTCCTCTCCTAGACTACGAAGGTCTTGATCCAATCAAAGATACTCATCGTAGAGCTGTCACCGCTGTCCTGCTCGAGAACCAAGAAAAATTCCTCCGTGAGGAGCAAGCATTCCAGTCAGGTATCAACCTGATGGAAACCCCCACCAACTCAGGTAATGCCGCTGGCGCCTCTGGTGGTTTTGGCGCTGACTCAGCCGCCGCTGGTCCAACCGCTGGTTTCGACCCCGTTCTGATTTCTTTGATCAGACGTGCAATGCCTAACCTGGTCGCATATGACCTGGCTGGTGTTCAACCAATGAACGGTCCTACCGGACTCATCTTCGCAATGAGATCTCGTTACACCAATCAATCTGGTGATGAGGCACTGTTTAACGAAGTAGATTCTGCATTCTCTGGTCAAGATGATGGTTTCAACCTGACCGCAGGTATGTCCGACGTTGCAGCTGGTCTTGGTACCACCGCTCAGTCTGGTTCTAACCCTTCAGCTCTGAACCCTGTTGGCACCGCTAGTTCAACCGGCTATGACGTTGGTCAGGGCATGGTTACTGGTGACTCCGAGAACCTGGGTACAGGTACTGGTGATCACTTCAACCAAATGGCCTTCTCGATTGAGAAAGTCACCGTTACAGCCAAGTCAAGAGCACTGAAGGCTGAGTACAGTTTGGAACTGGCTCAAGACCTCAAGGCTATTCACGGTCTTAACGCTGAAGCCGAACTGGCTAACATCCTTTCAACTGAAATCCTCGCGGAAATTAACCGTGAAGTTATCAGAACAATCTACAAGACTGCTGAACAGGGTGCTGTTTCTAACACCGCAACCGCAGGTGTATTTGACCTCGACGTTGACTCCAATGGTCGTTGGTCTGTTGAGAAGTTCAAAGGACTTCTTTTCCAAATCGAGAGAGACGCTAACGCGATCGCACAAAGAACTCGTAGAGGGAAAGGCAACATGGTTCTGTGTTCCGCAGACGTTGCTTCCGCACTTACGATGGCTGGTATCCTCGATTACACCCCAGCACTGAACGCTAACTTGAACGTTGACGACGCAGGTAACACCTTCGCCGGAACAATCAATGGTAAGTTCCGTGTCTATATCGACCCATATTCGGCTAACCTGTCCGCAGGTAATGCAGCTTCCGGTAACCAATATTACGTTGTTGGTTATAAGGGTTCTTCACCTTATGACGCAGGTCTGTTCTACTGTCCTTATGTTCCCCTTCAGATGGTTCGCGCCGTTGGAGAGAACACCTTCCAACCCAAGATTGGCTTTAAGACCCGTTATGGTCTTGTTGCTAACCCCTTCGCTGAAGGTGGTACACAAGGATTGGGTCGTCTCCGTGTCAACACCAACCGTTACTACAGACGTGTAGCTGTGAAGAACTTGATGTGATCCATCAGTTCAATACTGAATCAGGAGACCTTCGGGTCTCTTTTTTTATGCCTTGATAAATACTAAAAATAAACTACTTACCAGATAATGGCAGTACAAAAACCTGTATCTACACAAATTGAGAATAGAAATTTTCTACAGCCAACAGGTTTTAGATTTCAAGTAACTAGAGCTCCTAAAATATCTTTCTTTGGTAAGTCTGTCAATATCCCCTCATTGGACTTAGGTGTCGCTGTTCAACCAAACTATCTAAACCCTATTCCTAGACCAGGCGAAATTATAGATTTTGAAGATTTAACCTTTAGTTTTTTGGTTGACGAGGGCCTTGAAAATTATATGGAAATTCAAAATTGGATTCGTGGTATTGGATTTCCAGAAAGTTTGACCCAAATTTATGACTTTCAAAAAGATAAAAATAATAAATCTCCCTATGAAAATACCAAACAGTTAAATTTATATTCAGATGGAACCTTAACTGTTTTAGATTCGATGAATCAATCGAAATTTAAAATTAAATTTAGAGATATGTTTCCATATCGTATATCCACTCTTGAATTTGATGCTACACAGACTGACATAGAATACTTCACAGCTATTGTGTCTTTTAAGTATAGCATCTATAATATAGATGAAATTATGGATTGTTGCTAATGATTGATCTTGACACTATTCAAAAAATGTGGCAAGAAGACTCAAAAATTGATCCTGATAATTTACATACAGAATCTCTAAATATTCCTGTTCTTCACGCCAAATATTTTGACCTTTATAATAATATCAATCTTCTCAGAAAGAAGGCTGAACAACAAAGAAAGAATGTAAGACATGAGAGATATGAATATTATTCAGGAAAATCAGATCCAGAAGTTTATGCTAAAAA